CAACGTAGAGAACAACTAGTATTAGAAAAGAAAATATCAGAGATTAAAGAACTAGATGCTAAATATGAAGCAAATAGGCCAAAACTTATTGCTGAACAAACTAAACAACGAGAAGCATTTTTAGAAGCATATAAGGGAACACAAGGTAATGCTAGAGCAGCAATGGACACAGCATTAGATAAACAAATGACAAGAAAGTATAAAGGAACTGCACAAGAAGTTTATGTTGGGGCTGCCAAAGAAAATTTAAATACCGCACTAGATCAAAAGTTATTAACTGGAGAACAAGTTGCACAGATTAAAGTGCAAATAAATGCTGGAGAACTCAATCCAAGAGATGCTATGAAAATTTTTGAAACCTTTAATAATAAAGAAGACATGGCTAATGTAATGACAATAATGACAAAATTGGGTGGAGAAGAAACATCTGCTGCAATGGATATTGTTTCAGCATTTCAAACTCAAGATGGAAAGCCAATTCCAAAACTAAAAAGTGAATTTGTTGCTCAACTAAGTACAAAAAGTGATAAAGATGCACAGCCATTTATTGAAATGATGCAAGGCGTTACTGCATTAGGTGGAGTTCTTAAACTTGATACTGAAATTGATTATATTCTTAAAAATGAAAATGCACAAAAAGAAATAACACAAGACTTAAAAGCAATTCAAGAAAACAAGGGTAAGTTTGATGTTAAATTTTTAAGTTCAATTGATGTGGAGTTACCAAAAACTATTGATCCAGAATATTTTAAAACTTTAACAAATCCAGAAGAACAGAAAAAATATATTTCTACAATATCAACATTGCTTAATATTGATGATCAAGTTTTAATTAAAGATCCAGGATTTTTACAGTGGCAAAAAGAAACAGGACCTCTCGGAGGAGCACAGTATAGTAAACTTTCTCCACCACAACAACTACAAAAGTATAGAGAGGCAATGGGACAAAAAGTTTCTCAGGTTGGATTTGATAAATCACTTGCTCCAACTGGTGGAAAAACAGGGACTGGCACAGGAAAACGAGATACAACATTTGATGATATGATGAAAAAACTTAAATTATTCCAGCAAGCATCTGTAAATGCTATGGGTGGTTTTAAAGAGTTACAAAGAGTCATGAATCTACCTGGTAAAAAAGGCGGTGCAGCGTTTGAATTCAACGGTGTTATTAATCAGTTAAGAGAAACTGGACAATTTAATACTGACTTTTTAAGCATGCTTGAAGGACTAAGTCCAGAAGAATTACAAAAACAACTTAAAAAGTTTGGAGTTGTTCTCAAAAATGGCAAGGTTCAATTTAATAAATCTGCGGTAGATATTAATAAAGCACTTGCCTCAATTGCAGCAGGAGAGGCTGTCAGTGAAAATCAAAAGAAATATCAAGAATTACAAAATAGAATTTCTGCGGTTAATATTTTAAGATCAAAAGGCGTAAGTTATGAAACTGCAATGCAAATGGCAGAAAGCGATGCTATTGCTCTTGCTATTAAATCTGGACAACTTAAAGGTAAAGCGTTAAAAGAAATGATAAATTCTTATAAAAAGTTGACTGCTGCAGAAAAATATTTCCAAAAAATAACAATGGTTAGACAACAGGGACAACTTAAAAAACAAGAATTAATAAATAATCAAGTTCTTGCATATTTTGATTTCCTTAAGTCTGCAGTTGAAGCATCTGTAGTTAAAGAAAAAACAGAAATTGAATTGCGTAATGAAAAAAATGGTTTATTACTAGAACAAATTTCATATGAAGAAGATATTATTAATAATGCATACGATAAACAAATTGAAAGATTAGATGCACAAAGAGCAATACAAGAAGAAATTAATCAACTTCAATCAGAAAGGCTTGGGCTTGCTCAGGCTTTGTCTCAAGGAGATATGGCTGGAGCAGCAAGAGCAATTCAATCTATTAGACAACAAGAAGCGCTTGCTCAAATTGAGGCTAAACGAAAGGCATTAGAAGAAGAAAGAAAAAGAAAATTAGGTACAGTTACTGCTGGAGGTCAAACAAGAACTCAGATTGAAGATCAACAAAAAGCAGATCAAAAAGCAATGACTCAACTTAATTTAGATGTATTTACACAAATGGAAAAAATAAGAAAAAATGTTACAGACATGATGTCAAAAACCCCAGAACAATTGGCAGCATATGAAAGTTTGGCAAAAGAAGCAGAAGCACTTGGTTTAAAGTTTAAGGGTATAAGTGTTAAAGATGCGATAGATCTTGCAGTTGCTGGATTGCCTGTGCCATTACTAGAAGGAGTAACTAAATCAATAGATAAATATTTAACAGATGTTGGAGCAAAATATTATAAAAATCCATTAACTGGAATGGAGACAGGTGCACCACCACCATTAGATAAAATTACTGGCGAGTTTACTGGCCTTAATACTTCAATAGCAGACAATGTTACTGCCCTTAATGCTAATACAAAGGCATTGGGTGGTGCTGTGGCTGGAGGCGTTGGTAAAGGATCTAAAACTAAACCACAAGGCTCTTCAACTGGCAGTCCATCAACAAATTCACCAGCAAATAATCCAACAAAGGTTTCTGTAACAGATGCAAAAGATAGACCAGGATGGAATCCAAATGCAAAGGGACCAAATGTTCCACAGCAAGTAATAGACGCATTAAACAATGAAGACAAAAAGTATCAAGATGCAGTAAAGAAACAACAAGACGATGCATACAAAAAGTCTGCAACAGATAATGCCGTAAGAAAATCTACAGCAGCATTGGCAAACGAACAAAAGAAAAAGGCAAAAACAATATATGTTGGAGGAATGCCAATTACAGTATATTATGCTTCTGGTGGCCTTGTTCCAAAATATTTTGCTAGTGGTGGATTTTCAAAGGGAACTGATACTGTTCCAGCAATGTTAACTCCTGGAGAATTTGTAGTAAGAAAGAGTGCTGTAGATGCAATAGGAGTTAGTCAATTACATAAAATTAATGATGGAAATCTTCCAAGTGGAAACTTCAATTCAGTGTATAATTATGGTATAAGTGTTAATGTTACTAGCAGCAATGCAAATCCAAATGAGATTGCAAGAACTGTTATTAATCAGATTAAACAAATTGATGCACAAAGAATTAGGAGTTATAGATAATGGCAACAGCAGCATATTTAAGTGGTCGTAAAAAATATACAAGGCCACAGGCTGTTATTTGGTCTGAAAACCCAGGCACCCTTGATGCTACTGGAATTTATATACCCACTGGTCAAGAAATTGGAGCAAACCCACTTTTAACATCTGGAGGAGTAAACCAATTTTTAATTTTGTCAGATCACAATAGATCTCCACTTCAATTTAAACCAACAAGAATAGAGCAAAGACAAAGAATGATTAATGGCAATATGAGGTCACACCATATTGCAGACAAAACAACAATATCATTTTCATGGGACAACTTGCCATCAAGAGCATATGCATACGCTGCAGATTTTGATTCATCTGGCAGTTCTGATCAACTGTCAACAAATGAATATACTGTAGATGGAGGAGCAGGAGGAGTAGAACTTTTGGATTGGTATGAAAATCACAAAGGTCCTTTCTGGATGTTTTTGTCATATGATAAATACAATAATTTTGGTTCTAGTGATCAAGATTCAACATTTTTACATCTTACACAATACACTGAAATAATGCAAGTATATTTTTCAGACTTTAGTTATGATGTTGTTAAAAGAGGCAGAGCAACACACGATCTTTGGAATGTGTCTGTATCTTTGGAAGAGTTATAATGTTTGAAAATGCAACATTAAAAAATCATTTTGAAACTTCACCAACTGTACAACTAAGAGCAAACATTGTTGCTGAGTGGAATATGAATATGCCAGACAACATTTTTAAATTAGGAAATTATAGATATCGTCCACAAAGTTCTGATACCAGATATTTAACAATACAGTCTACTTTTGATAAAAATGATGTGGGTGGTTTTTATACTGGTGCTACAGATTCAGACATTGTTGTTGATGGTGGATATGATGAAGAAGACCAACCGCTTTTGTTTACATCAACAAAAGAAAAATATAACCTATATTATTCATTAGAAGATTGTATTAAACCTTTTAGACCAAGATCTGGTATTAATAAAATGTTGTTATTAGATAAAAAAATCCCTTATTATTCTGTAGATTTTTTAGAAAATCAAGGTACATTTTTTACACAACGACCTAGATATTATATGCCAACAAGAGATGATCAGTTTAAGTATTGGACATCTTATAGAACAGAAAAAGATTCTACAAGTTCTACTGGAACAAGTGAGCGAGGAATTGCAAACAGAGTTGTTGGATCACAATTTTATATAGATGATGCAGCACCATTTGTTGCTTATAAAAATCGTGTGCCAGCAAACAGACTTATTATTAAGATGCAAACTAACGTTGGAAATTATCAAATTACAACTTCACCAACTCCAACATCTACTGGTATAGATCCATTTTATGGAGAATTAAATAAAACAGTTCCCAAGAATTGGAAAATAGATGTATTGCTTGGAAATCAATGGGTTACTGTACAAACATTTAATTCTTCGTCAACAAGGCCAGACGGTACTGCAATTATTAAAGAAGATGGGTATGTTGAGTTATCTTATGGTTTAAAAATTCCAGATATATTTAAAAATAAATTTATACATGCAGAAACATATTCTTCTATAAACTTACTACCAAGCGAATCAATAGACGGATATTCTTATTTAATTGTAACAAGTTCTACAGACAAAGGAGTATATTATATTTGGAATGCTACAACAAATCAATATGATACATTTGTTCCAGAATACACCTGGTTTTTAAATGACGGTTCATTAAATCAAAGTAAACATTTAGTAACTGATTTAACATCTCCAAACTCATTTATAGAAACAGCAACAAATAAAATTAAGTATAGAGAGTTTGAGTATATTGACGGTATTAGAATTGTTGTAGATACTATGAATAAGCAAGAGTCAACATTTGATTTGATTGAATTTTCTCCAAGGCTTTTAGTAGATATTACAGATAATGTAATTGATTATAATGTTAAAAAGTCTTTAGGTGATTTAGGGTCAAGCGCTTTGCCAATCGGAAGTTTATTAGTTTCCACTGGTTCAATAAATATATTTGATGATCAACAGGCATTTAATGAAAATAATTCAAACAGCATTATTAAAGACTACTTAAGAAAAAATATTAAGTTTACATTTTATGAAACAATTATTAATGTTGGTGGAAATGATTATACAATTCCAATTAAAACATTATATTCAGAAGGATTCCCACAAGCAGATATAACTGGTGGAACTATATCTATAGAACTTAGAGATTTTTATTTTCATTTTGAATCATTACCTGCACCAGAATTATTTATAACAAATGTATCATTAAGTTATGCAATTGCTCTTTTATTAGACTATGTAGGATTTAGCAATTACATTTATAAAAGAAATACTTCAGAACGAGAACCAGTAATTCCATATTTTTTTGTTGGACCAGATAGAAACTTAGCAGAAGTATTAAATGATTTAGCAGTCTCTACACAAACAGCAATGTTCTTTGATGAGTATAACAACTTTATTGTTATGAGTAAAAACTATCTCATGCCGTCAGAAACTGGAACAATTTTAGGTGCTGGAATTTCTTCACGATCAACAAATTATGAATTAATAGGATCAAAAACTGTTGACAAAGTGCCAGAAATTTTAATTAATTCTGACGATGGAGAACTTTATAATACTGTAGCAGAAGAAGAATTAGATGCTGGATTTTATAACACGTCTTCTTGGGATATAACAATTGGACAAGGAAGCCCTTCATTAATAGAGAATACTGCAACTATTATTAAAAATAAACTTATTAATAATAAAAAACTGCCAAATATAATTTCAATTGCATCACAAGACAAAAAGATATATAACGATGGAAAAATTACCTACAAGTCAAGATATATTGATAAAACATATAGTGCGCTTGGTCAAGAATTAAATATTGAAGAAAGTGATAAAAGATGGGTATATAAACCATCATTGTTGTGGCAAATATCTGAATCTGCAGAACTTAAAAAAGATGGCAAAGGAACTGGATATGCATTATCTGCGCTTACTTTAAATCAAGATATTTCTAATCAACCACCAACAGTTGTTAATCATGAATTAATAAATAACGTTATGGACTTTGGTGAAAGTATTTATTTGCTTGCTAGACATCAAGGATATTTTTATGCAAATGGCGAAGTTATTAAGTATGACGCAATTGAATATAACGTAGATAGTATTGGCAATGTTTGGATTAGTAATGATGCAGAATATAAATATTATTTTAATAAATTATCATATAATGGAAAAATATATCCTACTGGCAATGTAAGAATTTTTGCAGAACCATATTATGTAACAATTGGTGGTGTTGAAAAAAGACAAAACGGAGATGTTGCAAAACATGGCAGAGCACAGTTTGGAACAACAATAACAAGTCATCCTTCAGGATTACAAACACATTGGACAGATCCAGAAAATCGTAAAGGTTGTGCTATGGTTTCTAAATATTTATTTGGTAACCAATCTTTTAGTGGAACAGTGACTACTGGTTCAGCAGCAGGTGTTAGATCAGTAGTTGCAAAACGTAGTTCAGTAAATGGTGTAATTAAAAAATATTTATCAAAATATAATTTAACAGAATCAGAAGTTACAAATATTAATAAAATAGATCCAACAAAAAATAAAGGCGTTGTACAGTCTTCTGCTTTAGTATTAAAAGGTCCAAATTTTGACACAACAGATATTAAACCGATTGATTTTATAACATATGTACATAAACCTTTGGAAGATAGGTTTAAAAATTTTGGAACAAGAATTAGAATTATTGGGTCTCCAGCAGAATCAATTGAAAGTGAAGATGGCACTGTTAAACAAAAAATAACACCTCTTAACGGAACAACATACTATCAACTTAATCCAGATTCCCCCACAGCCTCAGTTGGTGTTTCTGGAAATTCTGGAGGTATTGGAATATTAGTAAACCCTACAACAAATAATGGATATTATTTTGAAATCATTTCTTTAGATGGTGGAACAGACGAAACTGCTAATATTGTATTTTATAAAATATATTCTAGTGCAACTTCTCCAGGAGCAGATAGTTATGGAACGCAGGCAATTCCAGAATTGCTATGGAGTGGCAGGGGAGACATACTTTCTGATAGCGGAAATTTTGTTGGAATATCAAGAAAATTTTATGACAAGGTGGATACAGTTTATGATCTTTCTATAGAATATGCAGACAATGTTTTAAATGCAAACTCTAGAAGATTCTTTTTATATGTAAACAATGTTTTAGTTGCAACAGTTGATGATAAATCTCCACTTCCAAAATACAACAATCTTGCATTGTTTACACGAGGAGGATCAAAATGTATGTTTGAAAATGTTTATGCATTAACTGAAAATTATTCTGAAAACCCAAATGCTAATATATCTGGAGAGCCAATAGCAAATGTTTTTGGAGGGGAAAATATAACAATTAATAATTCAATGCGAAAATATGCTTTAAGCGGTACACTACAGCAAACATATCTTTCTGGAATTAGCGCTGCTGCACCAAACAAATTTAAAATGTATTTTGATGAGTTTGGAACAATTATGAGAGAGTGTGCATATTTCAATGTAAGATTTGATAACGCATATCCAGCATTATTTTCTAAAATTATAAAACTACCAGATAGAACTAAAGACTATGTTATTTCTGGCTATACCTCTACAGCATATGGAGCAGAGTTTTTAATTTTTAATGCTACTGATTCACTTTTAGATTTAGGAACAACAGATTACAACTTTTTAAATATTAATGGAATAGCATTTACACAAGATGGTGGAGGACAGTTAACGGTAGATGATTATTTTAAAAAAAGATCAAGTTTTTCAGATCCAGAACTTGTAGGAAATAATTTGGTATATTCTCCAACCTTTGAAAAACAACAATACGATAAGATTAGAATAAGCAGAATAACATATGGTAAAAATGAATTTTCTATTGAGAGTGATTATATTCAAAACCAAGATGATGCAGAATTATTAATGGATTGGATTTTGAAAAAATTAATGACACCTAAAAAGGCAGTTGGATTAAATATTTTTGCAACACCAATTATTCAACTAGGGGATTTAGTAACAATTGATTATAAAAACAATGATAACGTTGATATGGTTGCATTGCAATCAAGTAAATTCTTAGTGTATAACATTGAATACAGCAGAAGCAGTGATGGTCCAAACATGACAATATATTTGAGTGAGGTGTAGTATGTCATATAACTATGATGAAGGAGAAACAAGTGATATATTAAATGCCGTTCAAAATTATATAAAAAATAATCCAGTTCCAGTTCAACAATTTACTGGGCCACAACCAGGAACATGGGAATATGAACTAATGCAGGGAAATTCTCAGGTAGGTCCATATGCACCAACACCATCTGAAGTAGGCTTAAATGCAGGTGGCAGTAGCGGTAGCAATAGCAATGGTAGTGGAAGTTCGACAGTTGTTGTAAAATCTCCAGTAAAAATAGCAACACCACAATATGTTGATTTTAATGAGGCTAAACTAAACCCAATTACAACAAATGAAATATTAAATTTATATTTTGAAGAAATAAATGGACATGCTCTTTTATTATTAAACAATACTAATTTTGTTAATACTCCAAGCATTAACTATCAACCAATAGTAAATATGTGGGAAATTGCAAAACGATATGATCCTAAAAAAATATTAGGATTACAAGATACAGCAGATACTTATTTTAATAATTTTTCAATAAAGTTAGAAAATAAAATACCAAAAGTTCCTAGTAGTGAAAGCACAAATGGAACAAATGTTTATCTTGCAACAAGCCAAGATTTAATTTTAACTGCAGTCGTTGTTGGATATAATAGGTCTGCAAGGTTGGTTATTGAAACTGTAAATATGGAAAAAGATGAACGGGTAGAGATAGAGATACTTTCAGATGGTACAATAGATACAGATTTAATTGAGGAGTATGTATCATGATAACAGATAAAGGTAAAGAGATAGTGGCAAAGTATATGCTAGGAACTGCTCCAGCATACGCCTCATATATGGCTTTTGGCTCAGCAGCAAAGCCTTTAGGAACTGGAGATGTTCATGATTTTGTTGCATATTCTGAAAAAGAAGAACTTGGATTTGAAATGTTTAGAGTCCCAATATCTTCAAAAGGATATGTTTTTGAAAACAATACTAATAAGTTGGTTTTTACAGCAGAACTTCCAACTCAAGAAAGATATGAAATTACAGAAATAGGAATATACTCTGCTGGAGCAAATCCATCCGCTTCTGGATTTGATAGTAAAAATTTAATTATTTTTTCACAAGAAGAAAATTGGCAATATGTTGTAACAACACCAACAACAGTTCCAACAATAATAACTCCATTAGACTCTGATGACAATAATATCATTAATGTAACAGATGATGTGTTTCAAGCAAATGCTGATAACAGAATTTTTTATAAAAATAACAGATCTCAATATCATGAAAGATGTAGATTCTTTAATAATATGATGATGATTGTTGGAGATTATTCAAATATTATTAGTGCAACATCATCTACAAACCTTTCTTCTACTCCACATATATTAAAAACAGGACTTGGAATTAATTTATCACAAAACTCATTGTCTGACAAAATTAAAATTGGATTTTCTTTAGTTAATAAAACTGCAAACACAACATTAAGTGCAGAGTATACTGAGCCAGACAGCGTAAAAATTATTATTGATTTTATTAATACGTCTACTAAAAAAGCAAGATTAATTTGTAATGTTTTAAAAGATGGTGACGGAATTGATTTTAAGTCAAACAGATATTATGTAATTGATAAAACACTTGGAGATGCCGTACAAGATGCAGATTTTTCTTGGGCTGATGTTACATCAATAAAAATATGGTCTTGCGTAGTTGATGATAGCGCTCTTTCTTCAGATTATTATGTTGCTTTAGATGCAATACGATTTGATAATGTAACAACACAAAATCCATTATATGGTTTAGTTGCTTATACAACAGTTAAAAATTCAGCAGAACAACCAATTCTTAAGATTCCAAATACAAATAATTATATTGAATTTAGAATGGCCTTCGGGGTTGAGTAATGGCTGATAAAAATATTGTAAAGTCTAAGGTTAGGCCTTTGCCAGAATTTAGCGGATCCACTGGCAAATACAGATTAAGATATAGAATTATTTCAGAAGATAGAAATAGGACATCGCATTGGTCACAGATACATGAAGTTTCAGTTCCTGCCGTTACACCACTAACTGCTAGTCAATATAAATTAATTGTTGAAGAAACAAGCACTGCTGGATTATTTTTGGTAAATTTAATTTGGGAAGGTAATAATACATATTTATTTAGTTATTATGATGTTTACATAGCGTATGATTCTATAGTCATTCCCCCATTATTGCCATCAAATTCAGAGTATTCTTATTTAACAAGAGTTACTGATAGATCATTTTCTACATATATTAGTACTGAAGATTATGACAATTTTAGTGTTATGATACATTCCCCAACGTATGATAAGATTATAAATAACAGCCAAATTTTATTAAAAACACCAAGAGAATTGCTACCTGTTTCTTGATGATCTATGATATAATTAAAAGACTATGCCAATCATACCAACTCCACAAAAAGGACAGCCACTTGACGTGGCCTATATCTCTAGCATTGTCAATGAGGTAAACAATTTAGTTTCTTCTACTATGCCAACAGAATCTAATGTTACAACAATTAAACCTGCTGGAAATGCTGCAGAACAAAAAACGCCTACACTTAAATCAAAAATTTATGGAACTACATATAGCGTAGCAGTTGGTGCAACCGTTACTGCTGGAGAAGAAAAACCATTTGATATTAACTATAGTTTTAAATATCCTCCAATTGTTGTTGCAACTCCTTGGAACATAGGTGGCACAGATTCTGGAAAAAATGTTTCTATTTATATAAAAAACGTTACAGAAACAAAAGCAACTCTAGTTGCTAAATTTTCTACTGGTGGTAGTGCAACAGTTGATGTAAATGTGCTTGCTATTGGAATTCCAAATTGAAATGTTTAAAATGTAATGGTAGAATATTTATAGATAGACAGTATACAACTTTAGGACATATAGAAGTATATTGTATTATATGTGGTAGTAGAAAATTTTTTCATCCACCAGATTCAACAAAAGAGGGAAGATGGGTTTTCGCAAAGGAAGTATTGAGAGCGAAGAGTACAATGAGTCCCCTGTAATAAGTGGGAATAAAACTGTTTGGTTTTTAAATGGTGATCTTGTACGGGTAAAACATAGTAGCAGGTCTAATGGAACTGTTGCACTATATAATATAAATAAAGATCGTGTAGAAATATGTTTTACACATGAGTTTAAAAAGAAAAGAGAAAAAGCCTACACTATGGGTGAAACAGCAGTATTAATTAATAGGCATAAAAAATACTTGCCTAGTTTAATAAAAAGAGGAGTAATTCCACCACCAGTTGGAAGCACAGTTGGTGGAGAAAGAAAATTTCAAAAAAGGGCATATTATTCTGAAAGCCACATAAAAGAAATAAGGGACATACTATCATCTATTCATATTGGTCAACCAAGAAAAGATGGATTAGTAACTAATAATAGAACTCCTACAAAACAAGAGTTGACTCGTAGAATGGGTGATGGTATACTTACTTATACGAAAACTGAAGATGGTAGATATATTCCAATTTGGAATGAAAGTATTAACTAGACCCTTTGGAGGGTACATGGAAAAGAATGAAGAGACAAAGGTCTCTGTTACATTAGGATATACATTAAATCTTGGAAACTTTCAATCGCTTAGGCTTGATTTAGGCGTAGTAGATTCTAAGAGGGATGGCGAGACTACAAACGATGCTATGGAGCGTGTATACGGCTTTGTAGAGGCTAAATTGACTGAAAAGATCAATGAGGCTAAGGCAGAAATTTCAGAGTAATGGCAGAGCGCAAAGACCGCATGGCTTTGCTAAGTCGTTATTCAAAACATCATAAAGAAAAATATGAAGCAAAGCCAACATTAAACTTAAACGTAGAGCAGTGGGCTTCTGATGCCTTGATAGAATCATATGGAATATCTTTGTGTTATGACTTATTAGAGTACTATTTTAAAGTTGCACAAGAGCCTAGTTGGAATTATTTTGCTTATAATGCAGAAAAAATATTAAAGGCAAGACTTGACAAACAGCAGGATGATATGGAAAGATTAGAAAGACGTAAAAAAGCAAAGGAATGGCTAAGTGAATAATACTGAAGCAAAAATAATTAATGCTGTTTTAAAAGATAAACAGATACATGTTCTTTTGCAAGCAAATATAGACAACATTCTTAGAACACATTCTGATATTTGGAACTTTATTAGAAACTATTTTGAGCATAATAGTTCTGTTCCACCATCATCATTAGTTGTAGAAAAATTCAGAGACTTTGAGGTCATTGATGATGTTGGTGCAACAAAGCATCATCTTGAAGAACTACAACATGAATATTTAAATGATAGCCTTAAAGATATTTTAAGATCTGCTGCAACAGAAGTACAAAATGATAAAGGTGCAGAAGCACTAACAAATCTTATTACTAAAACATCAGAACTAAAAAAGAATACTTCAGCAGTTCGTGATATTGATGTTATTGATTTAGATTCTGCTATTGCATATTTTGAACATCT